TGTACATATTTATATGTACACTATTATTGGATCTCGACTTTGTAACGTTTAGAAACTAATTATTTTATATTGGAATGTATGGTATTTATTTGAGCTGGAAAAGCTCAGATATCATGCACTTCATTTAGAATGATTTTTGTAATTGTTTATACTTAGTATGTTACCGACTAAGTTTGATTTTTCAAATTTATTTGAAATTCAAGTTGGATGTTTGTATATAGATTTAAAATCGTATTTATTTACGTTGTTTATATGTGATTAGTACGTCTGTTGACCATTTTGTTAATTAATGAAAACAGTGCTTTTGTGAAGATTTATAATAATGGTATAATATTTCTTCCTAGGAAGTGGGCGACCACTTTTCTAGTCCTTGTTGCTTTATTTTTAAAGTTTACCTATGTTGACATAGGTTTACAAATCACGAGTTCTGCTATCTTGGCAGTGTAGTGAGTTAGTTTGATGTATTCAAAATAAAAATAAAAATTTTGAAATAATAGTAATATATTGAATTAATAGTCAATTTAAGAATCGATAGACCTTTCTTAATACATATGGGATTAATCGTAGTGCGGTTGAACCGTGTTTGACACCGACTGAATGTTCGGGCGATATGTAGAATATGACTTAACTTTTTACAGTCTAATTGAGACCATTAGTAATACAGAAGAAGTGGAGGCTTGTCGTCAAGGCCCTGAGCACATGTGTTTCCCACTGTGCGGGATGTTCCTGGCGGTTACTTGCGTTTGCCTATGATGTATGAAAATACTTGATGTAATGTAATTTGGATGATGACATAGTAATGTTATTAATGACTTTTGGTGATTAGAAATTACCCGTGTTTGATACACGACAACGGTCTCAACTCTGATAATGTAAACCATGGTGAAATCGTTAATATCAAATGAAAAGGGGGGTGAAGTAATGACTAGATTGTTACCTAACCCTGGTACGTCTTTAAGCGAGGGTACCCAATTTCCAGAATTTGCTCCAGTATTGAGACGTCAAACTGCGAGTTATAAGAGCAGAAAGTTGTTACGTCGGATGATGGACAATTTCACTGAATCAGAGAGTATTTCTTACCATGATGGTAAATTTAGCATTATGGATGAGAAAGAACAGGAGATTTGGTGTAAATCGAAATTAACTGATATGATGATGATTTCTGATGTGCGTAGAAAGCTTACGTTAGAGAGGAAGATTAGAGCTAAGCAAAGAGCTCTTGATCGAAGTCCTTGTGAGAGTATTTTTGTTGCATATGATGAAATGAATAAACAGAAGAAGATACGAGTACGAGTGTCGCGTCATGATTGTGAGAAACAATTGACTCGGCAACTTTTGGCTGTGATGAAACTTGAAGCCCGTATTCGAAAGAAAGAATTTAAACATAAGCGTCGTGTTGAGATGTCTACTGTAGTTGAAGAACAAAGTAAACGTTTTGATGTGAATGGCATTATGTTGGATTTAACGCAATTGATGAGTTCTCTGTCGGAGTATCTAACCCGAGAGAATTTGAATTTATTTGGGGATGTTGCGCTTCTTCTTGTTATTTTTATGCGATGTGATGATACTGTAACCCGTTCCTGTGCTGTTATGAAGGTCATATTTAGTATGACCAATTCCAAATTGTTAGATACAACTTTAATAAAAGTTGCTGATATTTTAGCTTCCTATGTAGGCCCAATTTTTGCTCCCAATCATCAATCACTAGGTGAATTTTTTGGGGGTAAGGCTGCATTTTTAGATAAATTGTTGTCTACAGATTTTATATCTGCAATAAGACGATTGTTTATTGGAATTACAACGTATTTAAGTTTTCCGAAAGAACAGGCACAAAAGGTGTTTGATTTAATAGGTACGACATCCTATAAGATGTCTATCTTAATGTTAATTCGGGAGATTTTCACGGTGTGTTCCAAAGTTGTGTCTGCCTCTGCACTTTGGTTTTATGGAGATGCCCTTGGGAGAGCCGTTCCCATTTCAGATATATTTTTTGGTGCTGATCGTGGCACTAATTTGTTCCTAATATATACTGACCTGAAGTTGAATAAAGAGAATTTATATTCAGGGTTACCTGTTGTTGGACGTATGCACATTACCGTTTTTGCTCGTAAAGCTCGTGCTTATATCAATGAGGCGAGTTCGTATGCCGATATGCTGGGATACCATAATCCAGCAACCGTGCCGTTAAAGATGCAGGTTAATGATGTTCAAAGTTGGTTAAATTCACTTGCCAGTAGGATAAATAAGGAGTATCGTGTTCCAACCTTTACTGTACTTATTACTGGTACACCGGGATGTGGTAAATCACTTACTGTCCCGTTGTTTGCTGCAAGGCCGTCTAAGATACGAGGAGACACTTTTGATCCGTCCCAAGTCCATTATCAGAATCCAAATGCTGAACACTGGGAAGAATATGAACCATTAGAACATAATGTCTGTTTTATGTCGGAAGCGGCAAAAATGACAAAGAAGCGAGCTGAAACGAAGGGAGATCCAACGATGGACTTAATTCTGAGTCTGTCGGATTCGAATCCGTACTCGCTACCTATGGCGTTTGAACGGAAGGGTAAGACCTATTTTATGTGTGAGATTTTTCTGTTGGATGCGAATAATCCAGGGTTGAACCTGGAAGTTTTGTATTCTGCGGTATCTGCCGTTTGGCGACGACTATTCGGTATTGAACAACACATAGTGGCGGCATATCGTCAAGGACGTGGTTCTGTTATGGTTGATTCGGAGAAAGTACAAGCTGGGATTGATAGTGGAGCTATAAAAAACGAACTCGAAGTGATTCGTTTTAACTTTTTCCGACATGTACCATTGACTAATACTACGTACCTAAAAGTCCAAGTAGGACCATCTAATATGGATGTCTATAAGGCCGTCGAGGTGTTCGATGCAGTATATATTGATCATGTTATGCGTAATTCAAAACTTACTCGAAAGACTAAAGAATTTGCTAACATGATTGAATGTATTGTGCCTATGCCCAGTTTACCATCGTCGTTTTTGACTAATAATAGAGATACCCCTGATGAAAGTCAGGGGTTTATTGTAGGGAATCCTATCAAAATAAACGATGGAATGACTGGACAGAAGCGTTTTACATTAGCATGTGACTCGGTTAGTCATATGTTAAGTACTGTGTTGACGAAGGTTAGTGCTGTGACTCTTGTTAAATCAGACAACCCATTTGCGATGACTGAAATGTTTGATTTTAAAATTGAATCCAATATTGATAATCCAGAAGAGTATTGTTTAGCAAAGCTTCTGGATAATAAGATTCATGGTTATAGTTATGACAGTGATGTTATGAAATGCCAAGCTCTGATACAAGATCAGAGGGTACAATGGAATTCCTTGGATGAAGTGGAATTTAAAACTTACACCTTAACTGAAATTGAAAGACAACAATTTTATGATGGTGTGGATAGAGTAGGTTTACTAACATCCCATCTTACCAATGGGTTGCTTGATGAATCGTCTATGTCATTTTGTGAGGATGTGTTCCAAAAAATCCTCGATTATGAAGTTCATGTACAACCGATTAAGCGGGTGCGAGACCAGATGGAAGTAGAAAAGAAAGATAATGAAGTATTAAAAATTGACCTATCATATACTAGTGTGGTAGATTGTGTCAGAGCAATAATTGAAAACTTTTTAAAGTTTGTTATTGCTAGATGTATAAATAATTTTGTTCCTGAAATTAACTTATATGTTCAAGTTTTGATATTTTTGTTGTTTTTTGTGTTCCTGTCCCAATGCTTTAGTTTTGGATTTATAAATTTTATAATGTATATATATGTTATTATATGGATGGGGTTACGAGGCCAATATCAGATTATGAAGAAGGTTCCAACTTCTTACCTTGCTAAATGCGAGGATGCGTATTTACGTTTGCGTGGAATTCAAAAGGAATCACAATATGCGATAGTACGTACTTCGAAGAATTATATGATATATGCTGCTGCCATTGCGATTGGAGTAGCATTAACATATAAAGCCGTCAAAGTGTTTTTAGATACCTTTTTAAAAAAGGTTATTCCTAATGTTTCAGAGGAACGTGTCACTTTTAAAGTGACACCTGTACTGGAACAATTGGAGGCACGAGATGGTAGTTCAGTGGCAAGACCACGAATAAAGACTACACAAGATCCATTTAATTGGAATGTCGTTCATAACGTTCCTACTGGTGTTTTTACACAGAGTAGAGAAGAATTTGTTCGACGGATTAATGGGTATGTATTTTATTCATGGACATGGGATCCGCGCGGTCAGAGTCGGTTATCCAGTTACGTTTTCATAGTAGCACCTGAGGTTGCTATGATTAATACACATTATCACAAAGAAGCCCGTGATCGTAATATGGAGGTTCGGTTTAGTTTAGAGGGAATGGTTACAGATAAGTATGTTATGTTGTCAACTAGTAAATATGTTGACCTAGGTAATGATATTACGCTAGCATACTGTCCACGACTTGCAAAAGATACGGTAAAACATATCTGTGCAATTCCTCCAAAGACTGGAACTGGATATATCAATCGTGATGTTGTAGCATTTAGTTATGTGTCTGCTAACCTTTATAATAGTGAAGGAAAGCATATAACTGATGAATATTATATGTATGATGGATATGAAGCCAAAGGGTTGTGTGGAAATGTCATATGTGCTCAAGTTGGAATGTCTTGGGTAGTGTGTGGATTTCATGCAGCTGGGTTAGATGGTATTGGTTATGCGGTGCCATTTTATCGTAGTAAAATTGAGACTGGTGTGACTCGTCTTAGAGCTATGGTGAATTTGGTGCCACTTAATGCAGTACCTGTCCAAAATTTTGCTGTTGAACGCTTAGGTGAAGTGCGTGTTAGTAGTAAAAGTCCTTTTTTCCACGTTCCATTGCATGGTATTGACTTCCATGGAACGTATGGGAAAGCACTTGTGAATATGAAATCAGAGGTTGTTCCTAATGTGTTGACGCCTGTAGTTCCCTGCATTGAGTATGCTATAGGGGTTGTGTGTTCGAAAGAATATGCGGCTCCATGTATGCGTGCCCATTGGCAGGGAGAAGGTGATTCGAAAGAATATGTGTCTCCACAGAATAATGCTCTGAGTCATTTTTCCAAATGTGATGTAGTGTATGATGAAGATATACTGAGTGAAGTGACTGATTTTTTAGTTACTACGCTCTATGATCGTGCACTTACTGAGAGAAAGGATATTGTGCTAGAACCATATAACATTGATGAAAGTGTTAATGGTGCCCGGGATGATCAGTATTTTAAGCGTATAAACGCTTCTACGGCTGCTGGACATGGTTTCCCTGGAAAGAAGGAAGCCTATTTACCAGTTTTAACTGAAATACCATTTAAACGTGGTATATCCGTGGAAGTTAGTCATCGTATGGGAGAGATTATTACACATTGGAGCAATGATGAATGTTCTGGTGCGATTTCTAATGTTTCTCTCAAGGATGAACCTGTTAGTCGGCAGAAGGCTAAAGCAGGTGTTACACGTTTGTTTTACTGTCAAGACTTAGCGTCTTTAATCTTACATCGTAAATATCTTGGTCCCTTCGTGACACTAATGCAAGAGCTTAATGCTTTTTTTTGTGCCGTGGGGATAAATATGTATACAAATGCTGATAAAATTTTTAGTAAATTTTGCAAGTTTTCAAATTATACTGAGGTTGATGCGGAGAAATTCGATATTAAAGCTCAGCTGATTATTATGCGTGTACGTGCTACTATAATTTATCGGTTGTGTGAGAAATTTGGGTATAATGAGTATGCCCTTAAGATGCTGAATGGTGTCCTGTCCGATTTGTGTTGTCCCATGATGTTTATGAATGGTGATTTGTTTTCTAAACCAATTATCATAAGTGGCCATTATGGTACTGCGCAATTAAATTGTCTTTTTCTTTTAATCATGTTATGTTATATCTTTATTAAAGCCAAGAAGGAAGGTAAAGTGCCTAAGAATGTTGAATTTTATGAACATTTGGATGCGGCTTTCTTTGGTGATGATCAAGGTATTTCAGTTTCTGATAAGTTAAGACATGTTGTCAATAATTTCGCAATTAAGGATGCGTTTGCGAGATTCCATATGAGTATCACTGCGTCTGATAAGAGCAGTGATTTGGAGAAATTTGTACGCATTGAGAATGCTACATTTTTGAAGAGGTCATTTAGAATGTCGAAGTATTTTAGTAGAGTGGTTGCTCCATTGGAACCTAACTCTATTTATAAGATGTGCTCGTATTCTATATATGGCAAGTCATGTACTCCATTGTCACATGACATATCAGTTGTTAATAGTGCTTTACCTGAGATTGTGCTACATATAATTGATAAGGAACAGGGACCTGACCTGTTCGAGTCTATCAGATCTCGAATGATAGATGTGTTATTTGGTGTGTATGGACGATTCAGTGTTGAGGCTATCTTCTCTTTTGAGAAGTGTGTTGAAATACTGCGTTGTTAGTGCACATCATTTATAGTAGTTCGTGCCAGAAGGTAATTGTTTTTCATGTCCCTTTAATATGAGCATATGGGAGGAAGATGTTTCACACTACAGTATCTACTTGTGTGATTGTAGTTTTGGTTACACATTTGAACGCGCTGTATTTGTAGACTTGGTTTCAGATCCCAAGTATAAAATTGATAAAAACCCTTGGCTTTGGTGTATATACGTAAACCTTAGCCGCGATAGCGTAGTCCGTTGATGATTTGCGGGTGCGGAGAGCCCAGATACTCTCTGAATTATTGCTAGTGCAATATCAGTTGGATGAGGTGAAGAATCCAGCTGAAGGTGTGCCTCCTCATAAGCTAAAGTTTATGACGATGTATGCTTCCAATTTTCACTTTCGTGAAGCAGTAGATGACTATGTTGATATTTTTAATAAATATGATAGTTTGAATTTAGAACTAGCATCTGTTACAGCCTCAATCGCACGGCTACAGCACCCAGATTTACAAAGCTCGGAAGAGGGCTTGTTATCTGGTGGGACTGTAGATTCTACCGTGATGGAACATCATGAAACTGTTACCGAAATTGGTGGCAGTGAGACGCATAGAGTTGATGTTGGAGGTAGTCCTATCACCTATATTAAGAGTGATCCAGATTTGAATGCGTTTTTTAAACGTCCTATTCAGATTGGAACTTTTTCTATGGCTGCGGGAGCCTCAGTTGAGAATACATATAAAGTATGTGACCTATATCTTATGGATCCAGCGGTGCGTGCGAAGTTACGGAATTTTGCTTTCCTTAGAGGGAAGTTTAAGGTGCGTATATCAGTTTCTGGTACTCCTTTTGATTATGGCAGACTTATATGTGCTGCTTGGCCCTGGGCACAGATAAATGAGGTTTATACAACCTTATTTGCCGGGGGAGCGACATGGGACTTGTTGAAGTTACAATATATGTCGCAAGCGAAAACATCTGTGGTTATAGATGTTAAAGAGAACAAGCCTATAGATATAGAACTTCCATGGGTTTCTTCAACACCAGTAGGTAGACTCTATAACGTTGCAACGACAGCGGTTGGCTCAGCCACATCGTTTGATGATTTTACGAACATGTGGACTTTAATAATTAAATCGTTAAATGTTTTGAAGAGTATTTCAGCTAGTCCATCCCCTGTGTACGTGTATTTATATGCGTTTATGGAGGATGTTGAGATTGGCGTTCCTACGGCATCACAACTTGCTGTTGTTACACAGTCTGATGAAAGGAAAACGGGTCCGGTTCAAGGTATTGCTACGAATCTGTTAAGTGTATCCAAGAGGTTGGAAACTGTTCCCTACATTGGCGTGTATGCAAAAGCGAGTTCTTTTGTTTTAGATGGCGTGAAGAGTGTTGCGTCTTTATTTGGGTGGTCTGCTCCGGTGATGATCACTCCACCCAGTCGAATGAAAAATGAACCATATCAAAATGGTGCGAATCTTATTCAGTATGATACTGGACAGCGAATTACATTAGATCCTAAACAGGAGCTGGCAATTTCCACGGAGTATGTTAGTGTTGCCTCGGATGAGTTGGTTATTGCTGACTTATGTAAAATCCGAAGTTATTTGACTAACTTTCAGTGGCTTGCTGCTACGGCCCCTTTGTCTAGTATGTATGCTGTTGCGATTCATCCACGATTATGTGTTGGGTACACTGGATCCCCATCTGGAGTCAAGAATGTCTTACCTACGCCCATGCATCAGATTGCCCAAATGTTTACCAAATGGCGTGGTCGAATTGTTATAACACTGGAAGCAGTGTGTAGTAGTTTTCATAGAGGAAAGTTGTTAATAACATACGATCCGAATGTGATGCAATATGCGTTAATTGTGGCGAATACAAATTTGAATAAACAATATACACATATATGGGATATCCAAGAGACGCAGAAGTATTCTATATGCGTGGATTGGAATATGGTGAGACAGTGGGCGGCCAATTTACCAGATACTGTTGTTTACAACTTATTATCTGGTGCTACAATTGTGCCGGCTGCAACTTGGTTCGATGCGGTGAATGGGTTTCTGAACATTGCTCCTTTTACGAAATTACAATCTCCTGATGGTAGTGATATAACTATTAATGTGTATGTGCATGGTGAAGACATGCAATTCAATAGGCTAGATGCTCAGTTTATGCCTTTGAATAGAACGGTTCAATATAATATGGAATCCGTTGATACTAGTAGTGTTAAAGAACTATCGAGTAGTGATATGTCCTGTATCACTATTAATCCGTCAAGTGTGTCGGAAAAAGGTGCTGATGAGCACTTTTATGGGGAGAGTCCAATATCGTTAAGATCATTGTTCAAGAGATTTATTGCCACTACCACTGCTTCGATTGCTACTGGAGTGATACCGGGACTGACTTTCCTTACTGGTAGTTGGCCTATTATTCCAGCAGTTAGTCCTGCAATGGGTGGCTCTGTATCTAATGCGTACTTTGTTTCACCCTTAAATCATATGCGATATGCCTTTTTGGCCATTCGTGGTGGAATGCGTAAGCGGTTGAATTTTTTCTTGAATAATTCAATTAATTATGCTCCATTAGTAGTATCTCTAGTTTCAGATGATGTGACCACTGCAAGTAGTATTGCTGTTGCAAATGGTTCTTCAAATAGTTTTCGAGATGCCTCTATGGTTATGGGTGGTTCAGCGAAGTTCGTACCATCGACAAATGGTGGATTTGAGTTTGAGATACCATATTATAATCCTAATTACTATTCATGGTCTTGTAACTCAAATCCTCATATCTCTGCAGCGACGTCGAGTACATCTACAATGTCTCGTAGTTATTCTTATAGTGCTAATCTTGGTGCTTCGGCAGCAAGTTATACATTATATGTCGTGGAAGAAAATGCGACAGCAGAGGATTTTCAATTGGCATACTTTCTTGGGTGTGTGCCATACGTTTCGACGTAAAATTAGCCAAGAGTAAAACAGAATGCAACTGTTAAAATGCAAACCAGAACGCGACTGGTAAAACGCGATTAGAACAAACTATATAAATGATACGTATGTATATAGGTTTTATATTGAAAAATGATAGTTTGTTCGAGCGGGAAGACGCTATATAAATAGAAAAGGTTTACTCCTTATACTTCAAT